TTTTTTCTCCTTCTACCGGCGATTGCGCCGGCGCAAAAAAAAGGACGGTTGTCAGCCGCCCTCACTCTGTTTTCTTTTCCTGCTCCTGGTTGATTGCTTTGTCCGCGACTTCCAGTCCCTTAGTCAGAACGATCGGCACATTAAATCCGGCTTCCACAAAATTCTCAATAATCGACCGGATTTCGTTCACCAGCAACGATGCCAGTACAAACCACCCCAGCAATGTTGTGATTTTGAGGTCAATCCCGATTGTATTTCCAATTTCAACAAAAGCCGTGCTCGCTCCAAACGCTACTACAATCATAAGCCAGTACCCGAGTTTCTTGAGTACCCCTTTCCAGCCCGCGCTGGAGCTCTCTTTGTGGGCAATTCTGCTTTTCATCCAGCCCGTAAGCCAGTCCGCCACGTTCAGGCCGAGAAAAAGTGCAAACAGGATCCAGTGTGGCCCCAACAGATACGACAGCACCGCTACCACGCTGCCTACTGCAGCGTTATAAGAGTCAATAATTTTCATGATTTTTCTCCTTTTTCTTCTTATTTTATGTGTTAAAAATAGGACCTCCGCGCGGGGTCCTGCTCTAATCTCAGTCATATTTTCTCCTTCAAAAAATGAGAGCGGAAATCCGCTCTCACACAATGCACCGTCTGTGGTCCCGCTTTAAATTGGCTCTCGATACCTGAGCATAGACCATGGTGGTGTTAATATTTACGTGCCCGAGGAACTGCTGTACCTCTTCGATTGGCATTCCTCGATCCAATCCATCTGTCGCTGTCGTGTGTCTGATCAGATGCGGATACACTCTCCGCCCGATTTTAGACATCTCTCCCAACTGCCGCACCCTTTTCTCAATCGCCGGCTTCTTCAGCCGGCCGTGAGGAGCGCGTTCTGAAACAAATAAGGCTGGGTTATCATCATTTCTTGTCGCAAGATAATTTTTCAGCGCAAGTTCGGCCCGTACATTAAGGCACGATGTGCGGTGCTTATCCCCCTTTCCAAAAAGATGCACGTCCTTCTGCTCAAAATCTATGTCTGTAATGTTCAGACGTTCCATCTCCGTCACGCGGCATCCGGTACTGTACAGCATCTCAATCATGGCCTTGTCTCTGAGCGTCTCGCACGCATTTCTCACCCGTTCCAGTTCCATTCCGGATAGTGGCTTTCTTTGTGCTCGCTCGTACTTAATCGCCTTGATATTTCGGCATGGGTTGCTTCCGATGTATCCTTCGTTGGCCGCCCACTCCAGGAATGTGTGAATAATGACTCGGCGATTATCCAGCGTGGCATTGCTGATTTTTCTTGTTTCCTGGGTCTGGTACAGATACACCCGAATATCGTTCGTCGTAATTTCCGTCAGCTGCTTATTGACCTGGAAAAAGAAATCCCGGAGGACCATGTTGTACAGTTCCAGCGAGCGGATGCTCAGTCCCTCGATTTTTCGTGTCGCAAAATAAATCTCATAGCATTCCGGAAGATATCCCTCGTATGGGACGATTTCCGTTTTTCTCGGCTCTATTTCGTAGTCCGACACAAAAATGGTCAATTTCTGATACACGATTTTAAGTGCATCATCCGGGATCTGGTTCACAAGCTTCGTCACGAATTCTTTCACAAACTGTTCGCGCATAAAAAAACCTCCTTGTGGGGTACCCAAAAGGAGGCGGATGTGTTATAATAATCACAGCCCCCTTGTGGGTGGGAGGAGCCGAACTTTTATGATTGGTAGTCAGGGAGTTCGGCTCCCATTTTTTGTTTTCTACCCTATCATTATAGCATATTTCACGCGCGATTTCTTCATTTTTTCGAATATATTTTCGATTTTCTCAGCAAATCTAATTAACTAAATCTTCCTTTAGGGAATTAATCTGCTCCGTCATCGCCGTGTAGTCGGTCGGGATTGTTGGCTTATCAGTCAAATCGTTGTAGGATCCCGAAAAGTCGCTTTTCCCGCTCCACGTCTGTTTCTCCGCGTCCGTGACGGTGCGGTGCGTGGCATCGTCCTGCAAGTCAGACAGCTTTTTCGGTACGCTGATCGGGTTGGCGGTCATGTACTGATCTACCGCGCTCTGCACCTTGTCTTGTGGGATCTCGGTCACGTTGTCGAGCCGAGTCAAGATCTGCTCGATGATATCCGGATGACGCTCTACTACCTCGTCTGTGGCTTCCAGACCTTCCAGGACGGTGCCTTCCGCAAGGGTGGTATTCCATTCCAGTTCCGTGCCTTTTTTGGCGCACAGGACAAACTTGACTGTCCCTTTGTAAGCCACCACGTCCGGGCTGATAAGCCACGAAAACGTGATATAGTCCCCATCTGGCTGCACGTCCTCAACTAAGTACGGGTATTTTTTGCCGTTGGCATTTTGGTAGTTGATATACAGGTGTAGTGTGGTCAGGTCGATGCTGTCCCCTACTACCTTCGGGCACCGGAAGTATTTCCGCTCAGTGTTGCCGTCGTTAAAAACGCCAAAAATCTTTTCTGTGTCCGGTACCGTAATAGTCCGGGACTCCGGGTTGACCGTGAAAATATCATTGACCGGTTCAGCTTCCGAAGCTGCTAAAGCCTCTTCGATGGTCATTCCTGCCTCACCTCCACTTCGTTCGTTGTGATCCGGTACCCTTCTCTCTCACCGATTAGACGTACCGTCCAACGATTGTACTGCGCCATTTCATCTGGTACGTTGCATCCGTTATTCACGACTGGAAAGGCCTGCTCTTTGTCGTGATGTGAAAAAACGGTTGCTTTCTTGCAACCGTCCCATTCCGAATTGAAGTTAAAAGCCATCCGCAGATATCCTTTTGTTCCAGCCACGATACCGGAAAAATCCCCGTCCTTGCTGAGACTCTGACCGGTAACTTTACACTGTAGCGTCCTCATTCTTCTCCTTTTCCTCCAGTTCAGCAGCATACTTGTCATACTCATTCCAGATGTCGTTCTCGAATTTGTCAACAACATCATCGATATCTGTTTTGTTCTCTCTGTACTTTCTTCCATTATTAATGTAGCGATTGACGATTGGAACATCCGGATGTTTTGCATCCATAGACGCCTCCATGGATACAATCGTTTCACCATCAACCGTAATAACCCCTGAATAATGGATATTTTTTGTATAAGCTGCTTCAACTTTCATGATTCTTCCTCCTGAGTTTTTAATTTCATTGTTATAATTAAGCTGTTCTTTTCCACATATAACATGTGATGTACGGCTGGACAATCGACTGTGTGCTGCTTCCAGCTGTACTTGTCTTATTAAGACGTGTTGCCCCTGTCGCCGGTGTCCCCTTCCAGGTCATCCTGTTTGCGCTTGAATTGATTGTGGATCCATATACGCCGCCATTTGCACCAGCGGTTAAGTACATAGTATTTGCATCTGCACCTACGGATTCGACATGATTATGTGCTATATTAACCGTTTTAGAACCACCTGTTTTTTCTACGGAGCTAAAATCAGAATCAGATGCATTAACTCCGATCGGCACTCGTCCAGTTCCCCAAGCGACCCATGTGCCTCCAAACAGATTCTTTGGGTTCGTGGAATTTGCAGACATATAGATAGAACCAACTGGATATATCAGTTTTGACAATGTTGTCATATTGATCTGGACAGCTTCCAGGGCTATATCTTTCAATGGGACATCCAGTTTTATTCCATCTGCCGTTTCTGTTATACACGCTTCAATATCGTCTGCTTCATCCGGATCCGTTGCTTTTCCCTTGAACATTCCAATGTGTATATTGTTTTCTGATGCAAAAAGCTGTCTTGTATATCTGTTTCCATTTGAATTGTGCTGCATTTTAACGAGGACTTTATCATCACCTAATAGGGCCGTATTCTGTCCGCTTACTGTTAAAGTCGGATCTTTTCCTCCGTATGTCCACAGCTGTTCATATTTAATCTTTCCTTTTCCACCGCACAATTCAATGACCGCATCCGTAGCATTTTTCCCAAGCTGAATCAGCTTTTCACCGTAGCTGGCCAATACAGTTCCTGCCTGGTTAAGGATTTCGAAAGCTGATGATGATATCTTTGTTCTGTATCCAGACCAGGAACCATTTGTTTTATTTCCGACCTGGAGACCGACGCCGGATGTGAATTCCATAAAGTTCGTTGCTGTTTTTGCAGCATTTTCTGGATTCATACGATAAGTAAGATCTTGCAAGGTACCAGTCGTTGGTTCCACCGTTTGAGTACTATTCGATGTAACCCATGCTGTGTATTTTCCGGAAATTGTATACGTTCCCCAGCTATAGTTCCACGGCAGATAAACCCATATATCACACTTATTACTTGCTGTTGCCCTTACCTGTACTTTCAAACCGTCACAATTTTGCCGAGTAACGCTGACGCCAAACGCGGATGTAGTTGACGCGGATGACTGCCAGCCGTCTTTAATAACGATTTCCACTTCAGAATTTTGACTGGCATTTCCGTTATAGCCGTTTCCCGTATAGACATTGATGATAAAATTGCTATTATCGCCAGCTGATGTAAGAGTTCCAAGTTTTGACCATACAATCTGATTCGATCCACCGGTAAGTGGATAGCATTTGATATCAGATTCGCCTTTATCTCCTTTGTCTCCCTTTTCGCCTTTATCGCCTTTGGCTCCTGTTGATCCCTTGCTATTAACATAGGACAGCAGCTTTATGGTCACATTGCTTCCAGATACTGCTGTTATCTGCCATGTTCCAGTGTTTGACGCTCCATCAAGATTCGTAAAGGTATCTCCTACAACAGGCGTCCTGTTAAAATCGCCAGTTCCACATGTAGTCGTTTGCCCTATTGCTATGTATATCCCACTAAAGTTTCTCTTTGGCTGTAATGCCGCATTTCCAGTTGCGCCCTTATCACCTTTTGCTCCCGTCTCACCCTTGATTTTCGCCCAGCTATAGGCGCTAACACTGGTCGGATCGTTCTGTGTGTAATCTACGCATGTTCCAATGTAAGTTCCACTATCTTCGCCACTGTTTCCGGTAAATGTCTTTCCACCGTCATTCGAATATTTAATGTGTAAATACGACGTTCTTCCGTCTGCTCCATTTGTTCCCGGAATGCCATGCGTTCCCTGCGGCCCCTGAATACCTTGAAACCTTGACCACGTATATTTTGCAGGATCTCCCGAATCTGCTGCCGTAAAATCCACATACGTTCCAATATACGTATTGGGTACTTCTGTCATCTGGCTTGCTGTCGGGTTAGATACTGCAGCGTATTTGATGTGGAAGTACGTTGTTGAACCGTTCTTTCCGTCTTTCCCGGGAATGCCCTGCTCTCCTTTTTCTCCCTGTATTCCCTGCAAACCCTGCGTTCCCTGCGGCCCCTGAATCTTCGTCCATTTGTACTTCGTTGGTTCCGTGGAATCAGCCTTGGTATAATCTGTGTACACGCCAATGTACGTTTTTCCTGCCGAATCCGAAACAGAAAATCCTGTCTTCCCGTCTGCGCTATTGGCGTATGCGACATGCAGATACGGCGTTTTTCCGTCTGTTCCCGGCTTGCCCTGGATTCCCTGTGTACCATCTGCGCCTTTGATTTTCGACCAGCTGTATTTTGCCGGATCCGTGCTGTCTGCTGCTGTAAAATCCACATACATTCCGACGTAATCACGAGCCGCATCAGATACGGAAAATCCAACTGTTCCATCGGAACTGTTCGCATAAGCAATATGCGTGTACTGTGTTTTTCCGTCCGCACCCTTTTCTCCCTGGATTCCCTGCTCTCCTTTTTCTCCCTGGATTCCACGAAGCCCCTGCTCTCCCGGATCTCCTTTGTCGCCTTTTGGTCCCTGGAACTTCGTCCACCGATATTTTGCCGGATTCGTGCTGTCTTCTTTTGTGAAATCCACGTACTGTCCGATATAAGTCTTATCTACGCTGTTCGTTGTAGAAAATCCGGACTTTCCGTCCGCGCTGATTGCATAGGCTATATGCAGGTAGCTGGTCTCACCATTGGTTCCATTTACACCCGGAATTCCGTCCGCTCCATCTTCTCCGTCATCTCCCTGGAACTGTCTCCAAGTATACTTCGTTGGGTCCGTACTGTCTTCAAATGTAAAATCCGTATACGTTCCAATATATTTTCCAGTGTCCTTCCTCAGCTGGCTTGCTGTAGGATTTAAGACGTCCGCGTATCTTACGTGGAAAAAACTTGTCAGACCGTCTTTTCCAGGCTCCCCCGCAATTCCCTGATCTCCAACAACCTTTACCCAGGCGTAGACGCTCGGATCTGTCAGAACCGGCTGCTTTGTCGTCCGATTGTATGCAATACCCATGTATGCTTTTCCAGCAGATTTGATTGATATTCCATCGCCCGTTTCTGTATCAGCAAATACAACCCATGTGTAAAATGTCCGGTTCTTTGCCAGTTTCTCAAACTGCGCAGACAGGTTCTCCATCTTCTCGGAAATTCCACTTGATTTAAGCTGATATTCGCCCAGTGTCGCTGTGTACTTATCGTTGCAGGTGGAAGATTCCAGCTTCATGATCCGCGCGGACAGATACAATTCTCCGGCGTCATCTACGATATTGACTGTATCGCCGATCTTGATTCCATCCGGCAGATATGCCAGCTCCACTTCATAGGATACCGCAGCATCATAGATCTTTTTCAACTTGGATACAGCACGGTTGCACAACTCTGACTGACTTAACGTATCATAGGTGTAAGTCTGGACAATATGACCGGTTCCATTTCCTTTTTCGGAAAGATACCGGCTCCATTTGGCCACTGCGCTCCGGGAATAAATCGTACTGCCGGACAGATATATATCGCCGTCATCATACTTATACCCTTTCAGATTGATCGGCGTTTCACTGTCTTCCGGATATCCGCCGGTAACGGAAAGTGCCGTAGCCAGATCTTCTACTGAACTTTTTACAATGATATTTTTCACTTCCCGGTTGATCCGAAGTTCTCGCCCCTGATCTACGCCGCGCTTCTTATGCAGGTTGATATATTTGTGCTTGATTTTCAACCGGTCGATTTCAAAAGTATAGGAAACTTCCGCGTCAAACTGCGTGGCAACGCTCAAAATACGCTCAGAAGCGGTGGTCTCACCCTCCCAGGACAGTTTCCGGTTATAATTGCTGACCTCATTGATTCCAATTTCAAAGCCGGAATCGTCGCTGAATTTTTCAACATAGTAGCTCGCTGGATATGCCTTGTCTGCTTTGTATTCGCCAACTGTCTCGTTCAGGAGATCCATACCGGCATCCTCGGCATAGATTTCTACTTCCTGTTTGGAAATATTTTCTTCGCTGGTAATGATCGTATAAAATTCCTGCTCATCGCCATTCTTCCGAAGAATATAATTGCCAACAGAACCATACTGTTTCGCATCATTCCGCGTGCTCGCCGTGTAATTCAGCGTAAATTCTAGTGTAGCAACACCTGCTTCCACCTCTTCTGTTTTCAGATCATCAGAAATGTACAATCCCTTCGGTAGCTCTGTGCTTGCCTGCCCAAGGACATTCATATGTCGGTCCGCAAAATATAAAATCATAGAAACACCTCCCTGTATTTCATTGTGTATGTTGGCTGTGTTGCCCAGTCCGATGCAATGCATTGGATCTGATTCATTCCAGGCTGCAGGCAAAAGTTCTCCCAATCGTTGCCCAACGCACCAAGATCCTGTCTCGGAAGTCCCTGTAACATGACCTCTCCATTGCTACAGTCAGCTGTCAAAACCTGATTTACCGAAAATTTATTCGGAATATCACGCCATTTTTCTACATTGTCAATTCTCACGAAGATGCCGCGGAAATAATTTCTGGTGACAAGCTGATTTCCTGTATTTCGACTTCCCCACTGTCCCAAATACAATTTCACTGTTGCCACTTTCACATCTTTTAATTCTGGAACTGTAAATTCCGGATAACTGCCCTTCCAGAAAAAACGTATTTTCTCTCCATGTTTCATCATGTCGCTTGCGCCATACGTTTGGCTGTATGGGTTTGCATCTTTTCGATGGCAAGGTTCAAAAGTATATGTTTTGACGATACGCGGGTTGTTTCCACCTACCCACATATTCATGTGCGCTGTGTTTCCGATCGTATCGGTTTTGTATATCTCCTGGCAGCAGATCATTTTTCCGTTCGCATCGCAGAAAGCAATCGCCTGGCAGCCCGTCTGCCCCATAAGACCAGTTTCAAACCAGCTGTTCATGTAACAATAGAGGTGCGTCGCTCCCTTTGCTCCATTGGAATCTACCACATCAATAGATTTCATAGCTCCATTCCAGCCGTTTGTGTTTGGACTTACATATCCACTGCTGGCCAGATACAGACCTTTGATGCTGTCTACGCTCATGACACCCAGCTTTCCAGCCGTCTTGCTGTTACTGTATAAGAAGTTGCTCCCTGTATCATCTTTCCACGCCGCATCCTGTGACCAGACATATTGGTCAGCATAGCTTGTTATCAGTTCGCTTTTTTTGTATGTTTCTCCGTTCAACTCATCCAGATCACCGAACTGAAGAATTTTCTTGGAGTCATTTACAAAACCTACTACTCCATTTTCACTGTGCATTACTGCCTGAAGCTTTGGAAAGGCCCGATAAGTGCCGTTGTACGACACAATGAACGTTTTTCCGTCATCCGCAGTCGGATTCACCGTAAATTCTTCCACCGAATACTTGAATGGATCCGCGCAGTAAAATTCCAGCTCCGCAGTGATCGCATTTCTTCCCGCCGGCACTTCACTCGTTCCCTGCTTTGTTCCGATATAATATTTGTCCGGCTCATCCGCAAAAATAAGAGTCGCCTGTTCTTCATCCAGAAGAGCATTCAGCTTGTTATACGCACTACGAAAAGCCGAATTATCTTCAGCAATCAGTTGATATCCAACCACAATGGTTCTGGGTTGATAGCGTTTGCGCCGGTATTTCGTACCATCGGATACGCCAGTTTCCAGATCTGTAATCTCCGTCCCTAAAACTTCCCGGCCAGACACATATAGTGTCCGGTAGCCGGGAATCACATTTTCCAAATAGTTTCCATTAAACATGAGAGCCTCCGAAGGCAGGTTCTGCCCTGGGTACCGCTCTGTGGTATCTACAAAGTTATACATTAGTTCTCCTGCCTTTCTTTCGGTTCTCCCTTGTCTCCTGTTTCTCAATTTCTTCTCGTGTATACGTTGCAGTCGCTTTTCCAATCTCTCTTCCGTCCAGATTGATCGGGACATAGATGGTATATTTTCCATTGCTGCTATACTGATAGCTGTCATTCAGATCTTCAGATCCAGTCCGAAGGCTCATTCCGATTTCCGGTGCAGGTGTAAGCTCCGGAATCTGTATCAGCTCCATGGCTGCCTGCTTTGCCTCCTGCACATGATCCATGATGCCGTTGATCCAGCCGATTCCGAAATAGTTGCCCAGCTTATCCGTCACCCGCGATGGGCTGTGAATCTGCGCTTTTGCCCGGATCGCCGCCTCTGCAGCCGCCGCAAGCTGTGCCGCCACTGCTCTTACATGGCCGACCTGGCTTGCCATACCGTTAGCGAGACCCATGCCGATGTAAGCACCGCTGTTATAGGCCCCACCTGCCGATGATCGCATGGTAATTACGATTGAATTTGACATTGTTTCTGCTGTAGAAACCGCCCTTGACATTCCAGCTGAAACGCCATTATTAAAATTATTTCCAACCGCATTTCCAGAAGTCTTCGCTTTACTTTCTCCTTGGGAAAACTGCTTAATCAATGCACTGATCGCAGATTTCGCCTTGTTTCCCAATGCATCCAGCCCAGAATTCACAACATTCACGCTGGAGCGCATACCTGTAAGCGATTTTTCAGCGCTTTTCGCATTTCCGGCGATTGACTTCATACTGGAATTTACTGATTTCAGAGCAACTACCATAAGACCGGTTCCTGCGGCTCCGGCCACCATTGCCGCTGCAAATACGCCAACTGTTACAGCTGCCGCGCCAGAAGATCCTGCCAAAATCACAAAAACTGCACTGGCCGCAGTACCAGATCCAAGTAATGCCGTCACTCCAGCCGCACTGGCCTTTGCGCCAGCCGCTACAAGTGGAAATGCTGCTCCCATAATCGTCAAACCTGCACCTGCCATCACAAGCGAAGCTCCAAGCACCGCTGCTCCGGCAGACAATGCAATTACTCCTGCGGCTGCAGCCAGTGCAGTTACGCCGACCAACGCAAGACCAACTCCGAGCACGGTTGCGCCAACTCCTCCAACAGCAGCTCCGGTGCCAAAGACAATCATACTCGCTCCAAGCTGAGCAATTGCTACCGCTCCCTGCGCTCCGTACTGTGCAATTGTAGGAAGAACAGCGGATACAACAGCCAACGCTGTGCTTGCAATCAATGCTCCTGCTGCTACCAGAACAATGGCAGCCCCAAATGCGATAAATCCAACTGCTCCTGCTGTCAATGCAGGGCCGAGAGCGGCAGCGCCTACTGCCAGCAGGGCGATAGCTGCAACCATGCCAACCATACAGCCAATAGCCAGTGGGCCAGCATTCGCAAGATTAATGGCCGATAAAGATAACAGCCCCATTCCGGCCGCCGCAATCAATACAGCGGCTCCAAATGTGACAAATCCAACTGCTCCTGCTGAAAGTGTTGGTGCTACACTCTTGGCCACCAGCATCAAGCCGCCAAGTGCAACCACCATTCCTACCATTACGCCGATAGCCAGCGGACCGGCACTCGCCAACTGAATCGAAGAATATGCCAAAAGTGCCAAACCTGCGCTAATCATTAGCACAGCCGCTCCCAACGCCAGAAGCGCCGGTACCATCGCTGTTAATTTCTTTGAACCGCCGGACATAGATGAAAACATTTTCGTCATACCAACTGCGAGCCCTACTACCACGCCAATCAAACCGGCAAAAACAGCTATTGCCCCCGGACCAGCATTGGCTACTGCAATTGCCGACTGTGCAAGCAAGTAGAATCCTGCGCTGATCGCCAGCACTCCAACGCCCATCATCATAAAAGCCTTGGCAGACGCTACCATTTTCTTCGCACTACCGCCGCTGGATTTTCCAACCGCCTCCTGGCCTTTTGAAACACCAAATAGCCCAGGTGCGATTTTTCCGAGTCCAGCCTTTGCCAGCCCTCCAACAGCTCCTGTAAATGCGCCAACAAACGGTGCTACAGCCTTAACGATTTTAAAGCCTTTATATGCAATCAAGAGTTTCGGAAGTGCCACCGCTACTTTTGCAATCGCGTCCGAATGTTTTTCCAAAAATCCCGAAACTGCTACAATTCCATCTTTGACCTCTCCCAAAGTGGTAGAGAAATTTTCAATACTTTCTGTGCTACCAAAAGAACCTGAAAGCTTCTTGATATCTCCTATGATCGCCCCAGCCGCATTGCCCAGTGCCGTTCCCGCTTCCAATGCGTCCGTTTTGAAAATATCCCAATATGGTTTTGCTTTCTCAACCATTGATTCTATTTTATCGACAGCCTTTTCGATCCCTTTTCCGCTGGCAAGCTTTTCATCAATTTTTCCAACCGTCTCAGTTGCGATGCCAACCAAACCTCTCATTTTTCCGCCAACCTGGTTGAATGCAGTAATTCCAAGTCCTTCCATAGCAGACTGCAGTTTCACGACATCGTGCTGAAGATTATCCATTTTGATCTCTGCCATTTCTTTGGCTGCACCGTCACTGTTATAAATGGCATTGGTTAACTTGTCAAAATCCTCTGGTGCCGCACTCACGATTGAAAGCAGACCTGACATACCCTCTTTTCCAGCTAACGTAGCGGCGTATTTGGCCTTTAACGCTCCCTCTGCTCCATAAGCCTTTTCCGTTAAATCTGCTAATGCTTCATTATACTTCTTTTCTGTCAGCTCTCCATTGGCATACTTTTCGTCAAGTTTTGCAAGGTTCTCTTGGAACTGATCCATTGGCATTTTGCATTGTCCAAATGCACCGCGCAGATCGGTTACAATGTCCATCAGAGACTTCATCGAGCCATCACCATTCTGCAACGATATGCCCAAATAATCCATTGCGTCACTGATATCATCTGTTGGCTTTGCAAGATTCGTCAGAATAGTTCGAAGGCTACTTCCGGCCATGCTGCTTTTCAATCCTGATGAAGCCATGAGACCGAGAGCGATGGCTGTATCTTCTACACTATAGCCTAACGATCCAGCTACCGGAGCCGCATATTTAAATGATTCACCCAACATGGCAACATTTGTATTGGAATTGGCCGAAGCCGCTGCAAGAACGTCAGCAAAATGTGAAGCGTTAGAAACTTCTTTCGTAAAACCATCTTTAATAATTTTGGTTGTGCCATCTGCTGATAAGCCGAACGCTGTCATCGCATCTGTTACAATGTCAGAAACGCCTGCCAAATCTTCTCCCGACGCTGCGGCTAGATCCATTACACCTTCGATTCCATTTAACATATCCTCAGTTTTCCAGCCGGCCATTGCCATATACTCCATCGCAGAAGCTGTCTCACTTGCGGTGTACTGTGTGATTTTTCCGAGCTGTTTCGCCTTTTCAGATAGCCGATCGAAGTCAGATCCTGTAGCCCCGGAAATAGCTGCTACAGATGACATAGCATTCTCAAAATTCGCACCAGCGCTTATTGCTCCTGTAGTCAGACTTTTTAATCCACTTCCGACTGCCGATACTGCCTTGGATCCGATCGCCGCCATAGCGCCGAATCCAATTCCACTTGTAAGCGTATTTTTCAGATTTTCAGCATAACTGCTGCATGATTTCATCATTGAGGAGAAGTTCTTATCTTCCGCGCACAAAACCGCCTTTACGCTATAAGATTCTGCCATCTGTTCACTCCCCTCTCTTTAGCAATTTGGATATTCCAGCGAATCGTGGATCACTCTTTTTATGCTTCTTTTCCTTCACATTTCTTAATTCTTTTTCATAGTCAAAGAAATTCCGGAACCTTTTATATACTGGCACTGTTTTCTTGCCGGATTTTTTTTGCGCTTGGGCCGCAAAATTCAGAAAGGCCTGCCGATGTGCCCTGTATTCGTCGTCTACTATTCGATATCTCAGCGCTTCCATCATAATTTCGTACTGTGCAATCGTCAGACGATCAACCTGCTCAAACGATGTGAATCCCAGATACCGGAAGCAACTGATTGCAACTTCCCGGTATTGTTCTTCAAAACTCACCTCTTCATGGGATATGTCACCTACTTCTTCGCTTTTTCTTCCTCGATCGTCTTCTCGAGATTCTGGACGCATTTCTTCGTAGCATTTGCATTCTTTAAGAAACCCATCGTATCTTCGAAGAGCTGATTGATATCGGTATCCGGATCATCAATATATTCATCCAGAATTTCTGTAGTTGCTCTCGGATTCTGCCCTTTATTAGCTACGAGTAACAGATCCTCAAGAGCCTCTACATCTCCGTCCATGATCCCTGCCACAGCGTATCTCAGGCCAATATTCTTCTTGGCATCTTTTACTCCGTCTACCGGCATGCTTACTTTCTTGTTCATTTCTCTCATGAATCCCATGCCAAAATTAAACTGATACACCTGTCCGTTGATTGTAAGTTCCATATCGTTTTTCTCCTTTACTATTCAAAAAGAGGACGATTTCTCGCCCTCAACACTTTTACGCTCCTGTTTTTGTCGTATCTGTAAATACGTAAGCTGCTATTTCCTGCTGCGCGGCTGTCACTGTCACATCGCCTTTCTCACCGGTTCCGTTTACGCCAAAGGTAAGGGATACTTCTACCATATCCTCGGCATTCGAAGTCTTTTCCAGCTCCGTTACGTAACCCTGGAAATATTTTCCCTTGAATTTATTGCTTCCGCTGGATGCTGGTTCATCCAGATTTGCTTCCCAGATCTCGACCAGTTCATCATTGATCATGGCATCTTCAAGAGAGTCGATCAGTGTGTCGCCCTTGGCAAGAATACTGGTTGCCGTAATCTCAACCTCGGCTGCTCCCGGGGTTCGAATCGTGCCGTCCTTGGTCTCTGTGGTATCTGCATCCTTGCTTGTCGTTCTTCCGTTTTCTGTAGTAAAGGCTAATGCTGTAGCTGCATTTTTAGCCGCGTCTTTCTTGAGACGGTACAGATAGACGATCTTTTTGCCGCGGACCGCATCTGCAAATAACTGCAAATCAATTGTTTTTCTCATGCTGTTCTCCTAACTGAATAAAAAAGTCACTTCCACGATGCCGTGAAGGAGTGGCTGGTTGGTAGTTGTGTCCGGCAATATTCTCTGATTCAAATTCTGCACGGACCACGAAAAGTTGCCGGTATGTTCCAGCTGTCTGCAAATCTGCTTAATCTGCAGAAGCATCTGTGATACTGTGCCGCGCTGCCGCGGATTGTCATGCCAGACGTGAATTGTCTGGCTTGCAGTGCCGAATACAGCCGTTTTATTGGCTCTGTCATTCAAATCACTGTCTGCCAGATAGACAAACGGATATGGCGTGCCTTCCGGCGGTAAAAACGTGTCATACACACTGTCTGGATACTGTTTTTTTAATTCCAGAAGCAACGCACTGAATAATTCCTGCTGTGGGTCCATGATGTCACCTCGTAAGCTTTTTCAAATCGGATTTGAACTGTTCTTTCTGAATCGCATAAGAAGGATATACAAACGGCTGCGCTTCCATATATCTCGTACCATGTTCGAGGTATGGGCTATATTCCGTTGTTGGTCCGGCTTCGGCAGTCATTCCTCCATCTTTGATGCTCATCCCGATACTTCTTTTTGTTGTTCCGGTCTGATAACCCTTCTTGAAATTTGCTTTTCTCTGCATTTTTTCTTGCATTTGAGCACCATTTTCCTTTACAACCCGCTTTACATCGCTCATCTGCACGTTTTTCTTCAATTTGACCTGCAGCTTCTCCATTCCTTCCAGCTTGATTTTCGGCATCAAACCACCTCCGATAAAATAAAAGTCTGTTTCACACGTAATTTCCGCGTATAGTCCACTTTGTAGGTCGTGTTTCCAATCCGGATCCTGTCAAACGGCTTCTGATAATGGTTCTGGAGCTGCACTGTCACGCTGCCCTGACGGATCCCACCGTATACGATCTGCATGATTTCCGCCCGCGTATCCATCACAGATGCCATTTTCCGCACCTCTGTTACCTGATCGTCGGCATAGTTTCCAGTCGTTGGATCATACTCACCCGGCAGGACTCGCCGGAAGAAAATTGGCGTATCGTATCTCACAAAAACTTCACCTTTCCCTTCCTTGCCTCCCGCTGGCTGTCCAGATAAGACTGAATATCATCCATGTACCCGGCAAAATCATTTTCAGACCAGGAAAGGCTCTCGCCCTCAACACTGTGAGAGGAGAGCCCTTCTGATCCGATCCGGTTGAATCGAATGACTGAAACATCCAATATGATGTATTCCATTTCTTCCGGCGGCTCCAGACCGCCAAGAAGAAATTTCAACCGCTGTTTCGTGGCATTCAGAATCAGCTGTAGCTGCTGTTCTGTCTTTTTATCTGTGTCTTCCAGTCCAAGAAGCAGTTTCAGATCTTCGAGCATCGACTGCCTCCTACTTCTCTGGTTCTTTTACCAGTTCGATCACCGGGGTTCCACGCAGGTTTTTATCCGAAGCAAGCTCTTCCAGACGCTCTTTCGATACCTTGATTCCCTCGCGTGGGAAAACATCACCCTCTCGGTACTCATGGTCATCGTCATGAAGATCCGTAAAGTATTCAATCACCCTGTACATAGGTTCCTCCTTCTCAGCTCTTCACAGCTGCTGTTACATCGCCGGAACGGACTGCTTTATAGTTCTGATCACACTCAACCAGCGTGATGTGATGGGTTGCTGTAGATGCGATTTCGGATTCTCCATCCCATTTGCTCCAGTTTTTCACGTCATCGCCGTATTTCACGGTAGTCGCGGATGCCGCATCTTTGTACTTCCAACAGTTTTTCATAGACATCAGCTGCTCTTTTACGGAGATCTTTGTTTTTCCTGTTTCAGATCCTTCTGCCGCCGTTACGGTCAGTTTTCCAAGAGTCTGTGTATCCGCGCCACCAACGGAGATGTAGGCGATGGCATCCAGGTACTCACAGAATAAGCGCAGACCCATAATAGCGTACAGATCCGAAATTGCTCTCTCGTAAGTACCCTGTGCATGGAAACCGATAAAATGAGTAGTCGGGTCCGTTGTATAGCTGAGGCCAGCTTTTACGAACTCAGAGTCGCCCGGATCGATGTAATATCCGATGATGTTGTTGAGCGGAGTAGCAATGACGACGTTTTCCGGGATTTCAGAGCTTACGAAGACAACATCAGCGCCAAGGAACTTCTTCATGTACTCAAAGCCGAACGCTGTCTGCAGGGAGATATCCGCGGCACCGACATATTTATACACATCCAGTGTATTTACCCATACTGCTACGCCGGTAGCCGTTCTTCTCATCTTTTTGAACTTATCTTTAACCTTTCCGATTGCCATAGCAACCGCCATCTGCCAAGTGCTTTCATGGCCAGTCAGAGAACCTGCTTTCAGCTGTGCGTACAGCTTATCCATGACAACGTTCTGCAGATCGGTTTTGAACTCTTCGTCGGTATCCTGTACTGCGGCATCATATCCCTTTTCCGCGATTGCCTCCAGGGTTACTCCCTTACGATACTTGCTGATTTTAATAGTATCAAACGGAATTTCTTCCACAGCGTACTGGGAGTACGGGATCTCTTCGCCCTCTGCGACCTCACCGGACTGCAGGTTTCCTGTCACCTTTTTTGTCTTTAAAACGGTGTTGTTATCTTTCTTGATCATTCGGATAATACCCAGGACGTCAAGCAGTGCCTGAATGTTTTTGCCGAAAGATGTTACGAAATCAATCTCGCGGGCTTTTACCTGGATCTGTGCCTGACCTGTCATGTTATCCGGTGCCGCAAATACCTGCAGCCCTAATTTTCCAATTCTATGCATGCTGTTTTCCTCCTACTGAAATAATGCAATATTTTCCGCAATCAGCCGCTGCCGTTCAATTGGGTTGCTGACTGCAAGAATCTGTTCTTTTGTCACAGCGCCTTTTCCGCCGGATCCGCCCTTTGGGGTATTTCCTTTCAGGGCATCTTTTACGGCAGCCTGTACTGCATCCTTGTACATCTTTGTGAAAGCTTCGACTGCCGTCTTGGTATCCTCAGCGCTTTCCGATACCAGATGTGCCAGAAGTTCATCCGGGATGTTGATTTCTTCATCTGCCAGCATCTTTCTGGCCGTCTTTGACATTTCCGAGAGCGAATTCTGCCGTTTCAGATCTGCCAGTTCCTTTTCCAACTTCCGGTTTTTATACTCCGCTTTCTCTTCCTTTGTCATCTTCGCCAGCTTTTCCGCCTCTGAAAGCTTATCATCAGTCAGTGCCTGCCACTTTTCCTGCGCTTTGGTCACTGCTGTATTTACCGCTTTCTGCACTCTGCGGTCGAACTCCGCGCGATTCTCTGCCTGCCCCAGAAAATCATCAAACGACATCTCATTGCCGCCATCTCCAGAACCTGCTCCAGCTCCGCCATCGTCTCCGTTTCCGGCTCCATTGTCGTTTCCTTCGCCTTCTGCAAATAACTGCAGGTTGATCATTGGAGATCTCCAACGATTGTTTTTATACTTCATGTTCGGTCCTTTCTGCCCCGTCCCGTTCTGTAATAGCCCCGTGCCGTTGCTCCGGAATCATAGTTTAACGACATTCCGGTCACATCGGTTACACGATCCGGACATACTCCGGAAATTCATCGGCCATCAGACAGATGCCGACAAAAAAGGAATCCACCAGAGTTCTTGCTTTCTCCGATAGATTCCCATACTGTATATCAACCCATCCGGGCGATACTTTGTATTCTATTTCATCCCTTGTTAGAGCCTCGATCGAGCGGATCAGCGTCCGCACAAGGCTGGAAACACCCGCACAGACGATGTCCTGCCCGTGCGGTGCATACATTGCATGACCGGACACCTTAATTTCGTTTTTACGAACGCGCACCTCAATCATTCTCTGATCCTCTCTTTCTTAACAAATGGGCACAAAAATACCACCGGCCTCTCGACTGGTGGTTAATTATACAAATGGAACCATTTCTTTTACGTCTTTCAATGTCCTTTTTGCCTTTTCGATCAATGAATTCTCAAACAGATATGAAATACCTTTGGGCGTGATAATAGCATCCGGCAGGCCGCCTAAAAGGACGCCATCTTTCGTATGATTGACGACAATGCCTTTTACATACTCTTCCGTAATCAGGCTTAACATGATATACTGCCAGTAATTCTCAGGAATATTATAAGCCGATGCTGTAAGGTAACACGCTTCTGGTTTTTCACCCTTTTTCAAGCATTCATACAGATATTTCAGTACCTGGTATACAATCACGAAATAATCATTCTGAGCCATTTGTCCTGTCTCCTTATCATCAGTTGATAATTAACTGATTCTTGCAAGAATCACAGTAAAAAGTATTGGTTTTTTCACGGTCGCCAACAGGAATCATGATTCCTGTTTTACATTTTTTGCACAAAACTTTTTCGCCTTTCCTCAAGAGCTTTACTCTCTCATGAGGCGGAATATTCAGAGTATTCGTCATAAACAATCACTCCCATTTCAGATTCGGATATTTATCATTTATATGATTAATTATATCCTGGAGCACTTTCTCTGTCAATTCAATGTTTTGATGCCTGTACTCGTTCACATAGCATTGCAGTTCTTGACTTTTGGTATTTGGCTTGTTGATTTTGGCATGCGTGGCCTCGTGAATCACCGTAATAGCCGTTTCACGAACCGTTTTGGTATTATCAGCATAAATGTTGATTTCTCCATCTTCGAAAAGTCCGTCCAGTCCTTCATCAACATCAACTCCGTACCATACCTTTATTTGAATATCATTTTCCTGAAGATATTCCAACATTTCCGTTCCGATGCTGGACTTTTTCATTTCTTTCATGATATTTCGAGGTTTGATAACGTCTCGCCCCTTTGATCTGCCATCCAATGTTTGGAATATTCCTTCGTTGTCTTTATATCTTGCCTTTCTGTTTTTCGATGCTTCCCATTCTTCTGTGGTACCACCCTGCTCCAGAAAGTCCAACCATTTCTCATATTCTGCACTGTCTTCATAGGCTGCCGTGGAGCAGTGGCACCGTGGATGCATCGGCGGCGCGTTCGTCCCCGGCATCATATCCTGCACTTTGAAATGCTTACCATCCAACGCCTGGCACCGCTCGCAGACATCTGCATTCCCGCAGGCAACGTATGTATATTCTTCGAATCCATTTCGAATATAGGACTGCTTCTGCGCTTCTGTCTGGACTCTGGCAAGCTCCGTGACCATGAGCCGCTCTGCATCCTCCCGGCTTGCACCGAAGCGTTTCTGCAGGTGCACCGCAAGCTCCCGCGGGTTCTTGCCCTGGATTAGCCCTGTTTTCAGCAGCTTGTCCAGCTCTGCTTTCAGCATATCCTGATACATCCAGATTCGATCGGAATAAGTGGCGTTATGGAATGACGCATCGACAATTGCCCGCGCCATTTTCCCATTTTCCTGCACGGAATTGCCAAGAATACCCGCCTGCCTGCGAAATTCTTCTATTGTCTGCTGTGTCAGCGTCTTGTCAAAATATTTCTGCAGTTCATCGAAACCGGATACCATTTCCAGCCCGATATTGGCTTTCAGCAGTTCCAGACGGTTGATCTTCATGGTTGCATTGTACAGCCGCATCTCTTCATTCGCCTGGTCGGAAAAATCTTTTTCTTTGACGTATTTCGCCGCTTTCCTGCCATACTCTTCGATATCGAGCTTGGAAACCCTTCTCTTTGCTTCTGCCAGCGAAATCTTCTCAGCATTGGCGTATTTTGCGTAAAATCCATCGATTTCCTTCTGAATCTGATCCGCCATATACGCATAGGTCTTCCGGATCTCTTCTGCATAGGTCTGCTCAGACATCTTATTCTTCTTGGCATGTTCCGTCTCACGTTTCTGCCAGTATTCCTTACTCGTCATCCTGTCCACCGCCGCCAAACATCTGCTTCATCACTGGATCCGCTCTCACCTTGTTCTGATCGGTATCAATTTTCTTGATTTCATCCTGTACATTGTCCACAATAGACAGCACCCCGAGCTGTGTTTCCTGGCTGACCACACCTTCCAGATTCTTCGCGATCTCTGCCTCTTCCTGCAGGTTTGCCGGGAAATTTGGTGTAAAATGTGGATGGATCTTCACCCAGTCATCTTTTTTCATTCCTGAGACCGGATTTGAGAAAATCAGACGATACCTCCGGTTCATTCCGCTGGTAAATTTCCGCTCTTTCGTTTTTTCCAAGTTACTCATTGCCTGCAGCTTATATTTCATGGCGATGCCGGAACTGGTGCCAAAATTCTCATCCGAGATATTGGCCACCATGCTGATATGGAAAATGAGCTTTTCCAGACGATCGATCAGATGCTCCTGCGTGGTATCACCATCCGGTTTCTGAAGAAATTCGACAATCAACCGTTCGGTGTCCCCGTCGAAATTAATGATTCTGTCATCCCGGATATGCGCCACATCGTCTTCTTCCAGCTTGGAACCAAGAACCTTGAGATAGGCATCCGCGAAATAGTCAACATCATTGGCTTTCTCGCTGATCGCCTTGTTGTATGCATTAATCATCGTAAGGACCGGCTCGAAGATTCCCATACGCTCCTTGTTTTCTACGTACTCCGATGCCGGAACGCCGTCGAAGCCGTGTATCTTCTCGTCTGCATCCCAGAGTAATTTTCCTTTGATTGTAAACCAGCGGACCTTCGTCTCGTCCGATACGCTTCCATGAAGGATCTGATTCGAATCGTAATACAGCCGCACGAAATATCGTTCCCTTTCCAGCACGGAATCGTCGTAGATCATGAATGCATCCAGCGGGCTCAGATAGGTGATACCGATATTTCCGTTCTCATCTACGTAATACATTTCATAGCCTTTGCCGAAGATACTGCAGATCTTGGACAGTTCGGCATTGTTATCGTCCTGATCATTATACTGATCCAGAAATTCAACATACTTCGCAACTGCTTCGTTCCCATTGTCGACCTGCATTTTGATGGCATTTCCGATAAAAAAACCGTTCATCGTATCCACGATGTATTTGGCAAAATTAACCATAATCCGGTTGTCTGGCTTCCATTTCGGCTTTAACGGCTCATGCAGGATCGGATACTCCGTCTCGTAGGCCTCCTGCAGTCTACTGTAACGAAATGCGCACTCTCCGGAATGCCGTATAATAAATTCGTTCAGTTTGGCATCCGTCAGCGTCTCTTCCGACGGCAGCCTGTACAAATTCGTCCACACCTCTATATCCCTCCTTTCACTTTTCTGTTAAGCCGCGGCTTCGCTTTACGTTCTTCCTCAATGGAATACCGAAGCATCGCCATGGCATCATCAAAAAATGGAACTGGCTCTTCGAGATAAGTGTTGGTATGCTCATCCTTCTTCCACTTCCATTGCTGAATTTCTTTTATTGTATTGACGCAGGACGGGTAGATATGGATCCTGTGCTGTTTCAAATAGTCTATCTGGGCATGCACGCTGTTCGGCTCTTTCTGCACACCTTTTGCGCGGTATCCCGCCTTCTGCCACATCTTGATACGGTCCGGCTCCGCAGAATCGCACCACATACGCAGGCGCTTGCTGAACTGCCCTTCCGCCAGCCGGATGATCTCATCCGTATCCATCGCATACACGTACAGCTCCCGACATAGATACAGCTCTCCGTCCTTGAAACCGACCTCGCCGATGCAGTTTGCATGGTTGAATCCGAAGTCCTGTGCATTGACCATGTAGTCGAATCGTTCCGGCGAGCGGTCAAATTCTTCAACAACATAGTTTTTGAGGATCAGTCCGGCGACCTCTCCCCATTCCCCCAGGCCATATACCCGATACCCTTCTGGATCCACTTCCTTACGCCGCATCATACGTCTTCGGTAGGCATCATCGATAAAGCGGTTCTGCTCGTAGGTTGACTGATGTGTCAGAACATCCGGATCTGACCGGTCAAAGAACACACGCTTAATCCAGTGGTACGCCGATACCGGGTTGAACGTCATCCGGATCTGATAGAACTGTCCATCCGGCAGTTCACCACGGAGACGGTCATCAATGATCTCGAAGTCCGCCTGCGTAATTTCCGTGGCTTCTTCGATCCAGACATCCGTCAGCTTGCCACGTTTGAATGTAATGGATTTCAGTTTTTCACGCTGCTTTTCATCGTTGACGCCTCGGAAAATGATCTGATTGCGGTTGATTTTACACTCCACAATCATGTTGGAGCTGTTAATATGCCAATATTTCTTGTACTGCTCCCCAAACATGCGAAAAATAGCACCTTGCAATTCTGCAAAAGTGCTATCCCTGTTGGTCACGTCCGCCTTTCGAACGCATAGAAGATTTCTTCCCGGATCCTGCATCAGCCGCAGGATATAATTCTGCGCCGTATCAACACTCTTTCCTGATCCAGCAGAGCCTTTCATAACGATATATCTTTTCCTGGAACGGTCAACTTCTTTGAAGCCCGGATTCATCTGGACGTTTATATTCATCCGGAATCGTCCTCCCCGTAGTCAATCGTGATGTTGAGATCCATATCTGCATCCAGCTCAACTTTCTCAGTAAACATTCCAAGGTGTTTACCTAACTGTTCCAACGCTTTCATCTTGTCATTCAGCTTAACTTCCCGCTCCATCGACGTTCCTTTCGGTCCATCCGTCGTCTTGACCTTTACGGACTGGATACACGCCAGATCATCTTCTGTAACATCCGGTCGAACAGATGCATCTTCAAAATCGATTATGTTTTTCGGATTCACAAAAGCTATTCTTGCCAGTTCCTGAATCACCCTATCTTGACTGATTCCCGTTCGCCTTGATCTTTCAGCCATTGCCTTTGCAATAGCCTCTTGAACACTAGCATTTGCTAACAGCCGCGCTCCTTGTTCATTTGCTGTTTTCGGCGAATATCCTGCTCTAATAGCGGCCTGTGTTGCGTTCAGGTCGATCAGATACTCTTCCACAAATCTCTGCTGCTTTGCAGTCAATTTTGCCATCCGGCAACACCACCTTTCTTTCCAAATTTCTGCATACAAAAATTCCCCGCATCTCTGCGAGGAATCCTTGGAATAAAAGTAACAAATCGGAGAATCTCCATCCACTGGAGAGTTGGAACGGCAGGATTCGAACCTGCGGTCTTGTCGACTCATGCGGCTGCTCTTTCCAACCGAGCTACGTTCCAATAGGTGCAGGGATCTGCCTGTCACTGCACCATGCATCATTTGGACTTTTCCATGGGGTGATGCCTGCCCGATTCAACAGCCAGGCTGTGACACCTGGCCGCCGCTCAAAACACATTCACAAGGAGGTAAAGAAAAGATGAAACCCTTCCTGCCGTTCTCTCCATGATACAATATAACATTTTAAAAACGAACATTGCGAACAAAACGAACAAACTTTCATTTTCTCTCAAATTTTTCTATGCCGCCTCCATGAACCTCAGATATTCCATCCGCACGCTATCTGCGGTTGCCTTTCTTCCGAGCTTTGCCGCCACCTGGCTCCAGCTCATCTCCTCGAAGACTCTGTACTTGATGATCCGCTGCATCCTCTGCGGAATGTGGTTCATCCACTGCTCCACTTCCACCTTCAGCCGCTGCGCCTGCTCCCGACGCTCCTCCAGAATCTTCTCCTCGTGCCGCAATCTGGCATCCTCCTCATAAGTGAACGCTGTCCCTGCGATCTTGAAGTGCTGCGGATTGTACGGAAAATCGGGATTGCTCCCGGACACGTTCGTCTGCACGATGGTCTGCCGCTTCTTTTTCAGCCGTCTAATGTCCTTTTCCGTCTCTTTGATCAGCTCGCATGCGTCTATGTACTGCTCCAGAACCTTTTTCTCCATTGGTATCACCTCCCCACTTATGTTCTCTTCCGGTTGTTCTGTCTCTCATTCTGATTTCGACCAATTCCAGATGCGACACGTTCAGGACTTCCCGTACAGCCTTGACCACATTCCAAATCGGTCTCGGCAGGCGGCCGGCATTTCGAATCGCCCTGTCTGCGGTCGGATCACGATAGCCTTCACTGTTCATATTCAATCCTCCTATTTTACGCAAACCTCAACTGCTCCTGGCTGTCATCGATGTTGAGGTTCGGCGCCCGCTCCCCTACTTTTAAGTACGGGCAGTTGGCTTCTACCAGCTTTTGCGCCATAATCGGCACCACGCTGTTTCCGATCCGCGCCACCTGCTTTGCAACCGGATAACTTTTCCAGTTGTAATCTCGGCTGATGATGTAGTCTTTCGGGAATCCCTGCATCAGCTTCAGTTCTTCCGGTTTCAACATCCGAAGAAAAATATCATAGATGATATATTTTTCACCTTTAATGTTTAAAATCACGTTTACCAGTCCGAACCGGTCTTTTGTAGTAATTGTCCCCAACGGCCGGTCGAGCCCCCGCCCGCAAAACAGTCAACGATAAGATTCTTTTTCATAGAATTACCTCCAGAATATCTTCCAAAGGGACATAGTGTTTCATGTTATTCGCATAGTAGACAACAGCACATTTTACAGTTTCTTTCGCTCTTTTGGATACATAAAACGCTTCCGGAATAACTCCGACACCTACATCACATTCCTCTTGATACTCTGCATCAAGACAACCTTTTACAATAACATCTCTATATCCAACAATTACTCCGATGAAATTCTTGTCAACATGTTTGAAATAGGTTTTTTCGATATATTCAACGTCTTTTTCGACAGTTCCATCATTGCCCATGCTCACAAGATTATTGTCCATTGCATCAGCAGTTAAAGTTTTTCTGTCGAGTCGCAACCATTTTCCGTCGTTAAATTTTTTATAAAAGCCTTTGCATTTTACCTTGTCGAATAAATTCATATGTTTTTCATTCAGAAGCCCGGTATACCCTTGCCCCGGCCGGAGGCTGGCTCCTTTCTCTTTATTTCACACCACACCGATACTGGCACTGTTTCGTGCATCCAGCACAGCATTGCCGTTCGCATGGTTTTATTTCAGCTCCGGATGCGATTGCATCCAACATTCTATTCTTTGCTTCGATCAGCTTATTGCAGCCTGAATCTGTCATATACTGGCAATCAAAAACTTTTTTGTCACTCTTCCCCAGTGCGCACGCTTCACATCCAATCCGTTCTTTCAACGTGCATTTCAGATATCCGTCTTGAAAATACTGCACCGGTGCGCGTATGCAATCTTCTATCTCTGATCCCTGATATTTCATGAAACGTTTGCAGTATGAAACAGGATAAAAGTTTCCACCTCTGCACCAATGTGCCTGCTCCCCGGGAAGATCCCAATTTGACCATTGCTTGCGCGGCACTTTCCCTGGAAACGCCTTGTTGTAAGGATCTTCTTTCGCCCTCTTGTCATCATAGCATTCACCCTCCGGGCATCTACCGCTCCACCAGTACAGACATTTCCGACAGATGCAACTACCACAATGAGGAAAGTTGCCATACCGAGCTTTCAAATACTCGTTTAAGGTGATTTGTTGCATTTTCATTTCTTATGTTTCCTGTTCCACTCGTTCAGATATTCCACCTGCTCCTCATCCTCCCGCGGATCCTTCGGACGCTCTGGCCGGTTCAGTAACCAGGCAAACAGGCCAACCAACGCACCGCAGAACACAACAATTCCAATCACTGCCATCTTCTCGCCCTTTCCAATAATTCAATTCTTGTTTCGTCCCAGTCATCCAGAAGATACTGGGGAAAATCCAGCTTTTTATGCCGTTCAAGTTCCCGATCAGCCCGTAGAAGACCGTTCTCTTCCACGATTCTGCGAATGACGGCGTGCCCGACTCCGAACTTTTCCCGCACCGCCTTCTGCGTCATCCCCGCTTTCAGCAGTGCCAGGATTTGCCTTTCTACCTTTTCCGGCGTTTTCTGCATCTTCTCTTCCTTCCCACCGCAGGCACTGGCGGCACCGTGTTTTGGTGCTCACCAGCGTGCCACGGATCATATTTCTCCATTTTCACTCTCCCACACTCTGGTCTTTTTCAAGCAGTTTCTGTTCCAACGCGCCCATATCGTAGTCCCGCTGCTGAAAATTATTGAATTTATTGCTATGGGACGTTTTCCACTCCTCCTCCGCTTTTTTATTCCGCGCCCCATTATCGTATTTGCCTTCAAGAACCTTCACTATATTTGCATCATTAAGCAGCCAGTCAAAATCAGCCGTCCAGTTACGCTTGTTCGCGCCTTTCATAAACATTGACGCTTCTGCCTTTTCGAACACAGTCTTGATCTGTTCCAATGTGTACACCTTCAATCGTGCTTGAATCGCCCACTTTCTGGCTTCAGATATTTGAATAACCCGAGGATAGGAAATGCAGATGGAGTGGTACAGATCCACAACCTGCTGGCAGGTTGCTTTCTCTTTACTCTCTTTATCTATATCTTTTTCTTCTTCTTTATCTTTATCTTCTTCTGTTGCGTGACTGTCACGTGACATCACGCGACTTTCCGCAATCAATCGTTCTTTTTCCCTCTGCCTTTGCTTTCGGATTCTGTTCTGTTCCCGGATCCGGTCCATTCCTTCTATGTTCTGATGCTCTTCCCAGCCAGTGATGGAAAAATACCCATCATCCAGCACGATCATATCCAACTGTTCCAATGCCTGCAGTGCCAACTGAACCGTATTTTCTTCAAAATCCAGCTCATCCGCCAGCATTTTAGGGGTATAAGGAATGTTTTCCGTCAGATATATTTTCCCGTGATCATTGCATTTTCCTGCCATCGCAAGAAGCATCACCCAGATCAGAACAATGCTGTTTCCTTCCGGAAGCTTTCGCAGATGTCGGATTTTCCGGTTGTCGAACATATCCGTCGTGATCTTAATCCATTTGACATCCGACATCTTTTTCACCTTCTTCCAACTCCTGCCCGGCTTCCCATTCTCGATACAGTTGCATCCAGTCATCAAGCGGCATTGTTACCAGTACTTCCGCGTAATTTTTCTTGTGGAATACCGCCGGAAGGTCACCGGTTCCTTTTGAATCACGCTTTGCCTGCGCTACCCAGTCATACAAACACATCTTTTCCTGATGCTTTGCCTCGACATGGATGCCTGGCAGCCCTACAACATCGGAGGCATCACCCGTATTTCCGCAATACTGTGCGGTTCGGCGACTCCCCGTGTAACCATAATCTCGGAATGTTCTGGCAAGCTCACGTTCAAACCGGGCGCCCTTTTCTCTGCTATTGATTTTTCCCATACTGCGCCCCCTTCTAGTTGAATGGCAACTCTTCTCCGATGTCATCCGGAATATTCATAAACCCATCCGAATCCGCCGCCCGCTGTGTAGTTCCATTGTTCCCAGCGCTTGCGCCCTTGCTTTCTGCAAACTCATGCTCTTCTACAACTACGTCTGTCGTGTAGATCTTCTGACCGTCCTTATTGGTATAGCTGCCGGTCTGGATCCGGCCGGTGATGGCAATCTTTGTTCCCTGGCGCAGGTATTTCTCAGCAAATTCTGCCGCCTTACCGAACGCGACGCACGGAATAAAATCCGCGGTCTGCTCTCCGTCCCGCTTGTATCTCCGATCTACTGCCAGACGATACCGTGCAACGGCGGTCTGGTTCTGATTCTGTGAATATCTCACTTCCGGATCTGCACACAGACGGCCTATCAGAATTACTTTGTTCATACTATGTATCTATCCTTTCTATCTGCCCCGCACAGCCATTTTCCAGCCGCGCGGGTAAGAATTATCGTCTATTATGAAATAACGGTAAACTGCGGCATTCCATCAAGCTCACGCTGCAGATATTCTTTGATTGCCTGCGTTGCATCCATCTTCCATGCACCGCCGTCTGCCTCGAAAATGGCACACATTACGCTGCCATAGCTGTCCTGTTTCATTCGGAACACAAATGCCGATTCCGGCTGTTCCACCTCAAGGAATGTTCTGTACGGCCGCAGGCACACCGGATTCGGTACGATCGCATCGCCCTTGGATGCCAGACCGGTCTTAATGGTTGCTTTCTGCGTTACACCGTCATCCCCATACTCCGAAACGCTTCCTGCCTCTACCGTTCCGGCAAACTTCAGAATCAGCTCGCGGTCATCGCTTGGAATAAACTTCGACTGCAGGTTGATGCAGAACTTCTCATGCTCCACAAAACGGTCAAATTCAAAGCCCGGAACTCTTGCACTCGCCACCACCAGGCTTTCACGGTCACGGTTCGGATCCAGCTGGGAATACAGCTCCACTTCCGTCGGGCTTTTGACTTCCACGATCATCCGCGGCGGCATCTCATCCACTTCTGACTTGATATAGTCCACAAGGCTTGTCAGTGTGTGCATTTCGATGGCATCTGCCTTCGGGTAATATGTATCGATTCGATGCAGTGGCTTGTCGGAATAACAAGCTCCATTGATTACGTGTTCCTCTGCTTTTCCAAGTCCTACGATGTACTGTAATGCTTCTTTAATCATGATCATTTACCTCCCCTGCCTACTTGGCAGCCTTTCTGAAATCAACAACATTTTCGTTCTTTCCGCTTAAAATCTCGCCTGTCTCGGTATCCACGACGGTGCCATCCACAACCTCGGTCTGCTTCTCTGCCTTTGACTCGTTCAGATTCAGGCTCATCTGGCCACGGATCTGCTTTCCATACTCTTCTGCGTACACCTCGCCGGTGCGCAGATCCTTGCCGATGTAGAATTTTGTGCTCATATCCTGCTGTGGTGCCAGTTTCTCCACTACCTGTGCGGAAACAGACACATCATCCCGGTTCTCGTTCTGTGTGAAACTCAGCTTGATCGTGATGCCTCTCTTGACCTTAAATGAAGTATTCGGGTCCTGCAGGTTCTCGATCACTCTTTCGAAAGCATGCTCAAACTTCTCCTGAAGCTGTCCGCCCACCAGATTCTGTAATTCTACTTTATTCATCGTCGGTTCCCTCTCTTTCAATTATTCCCAAACAACGCCGCTTTTGCATCCACTGGTGCCGCCGGTTCCGGCTGACTCTGCAGTGGTGCGGTCTCCTGCAACGGTTCCATATCAAACACAGCATCATCATTATCAACATAATCTTTGGTACCATCCTCGTTGATAACCGCCATATCGGAATCAATCGCGGATGCCATATCAATCGACATGATTCCCCACTTGCTGATCAGCTGCCGCAGCATGGTTTTGTATGCCATGCCGTCAAAATCTTTCTCCCAGAAGGTATACCCTTTCTTTGCCTGATAGCCTTTGGAATACTTCAGCGCGTGAGCCTCCATTTTCCGTTTCGACCAGTAGATCGCTTTCCGGAATCCGTTGGTATACTCAAACATGGCATAATATCCGATAGTAGTTGCCTGCTCCCGCGCCTCTTCGTCCTCGATCAGCCGCACTTCGATTTCCTCATTCAGCGGATCAAACCGGATCAGCTCGCCCTCTTTGATTGCAAGGACATTCAGTTTTTTGTACTGACCGGAACGGATGGCAAGCTGAATATATCCTTTGTATCCAAGCTGGAACTGCGCCACCTTGCCCTTGTTTCTGTCGTTGAACGGCACCAGATAATATTGGCCAAGCTGCGGCGACGGAGAGAGCTTCAGGGACTCACCCAGGAGTGCGCCGGACAGAATCGACTGGTTCGTGCATTCCTGCAGCGCTGGGTTTGTGTTGACTGCCGAGACGATGGCAGAAATGAAGCGTTGTCCATCCTTGCCGCCTACGACCTGATTAATCTGGTTCTTAACCGCATCCGCGGTCAGATATGCCGAGATGCCTAATCTCTGGTTGCCTCTTGATCTCTGTAAACTGTTCTGTACTGCCATAACCCTTTATCCTCTCTTTCCCTAAATCGGCTTAAATTCAATGTTTCTTGAATCAAAGAATGCTTTCAGCGCAATTGCATCGTCTGTTGACAGCAGTGCCTGGAAGGCAACCCACTGCTTTTTCTCCTGAACATCCTGCTCCACGGATTCCTTCACAGATTCAACAACTGATTCTGTCTCTACCGGCGGCACCCCGGTTCCTTCTGAAAGCTTCGGAACTTCCAGCGCTTCTGTCGCTTTTCTGGCTTCTTCCTCTGCCTTGCGCTGTTTCTGCTCTGCCTCATATGCTTCTTTCTGCTTCTGCACCTGAGCCATTCTCTGACCCTCAGCAAGCGCCCTGTTGATATCAAGAGTGGAAATGTATACCTGCTGGGCTTCAAAGCCAAATTCCGGCAGATTTGAAAGCGTGGCCATGTCCTGATGGAACTTCTCAATCGCGGTATTCATCTGCTCTGCGATGGATTTCATCGAAACAGATACATTCAGCCACTTCGGACTGTAGATTTTTTCAAACGTAAGCCCTTCCGGAATCGCCAGTGTTCCCCACAGTTCCTTAATCTTTTTCAGCTTGTCTTCTTTCTGCTGTTCCTCGTAGGCACGCACCTGCGTATCAATAACTGCGATAGGCTTGTCGATGATGCCAATAATCTCATTAATTTTGGTCTTGAAGTCCGCGAACGGAGCCATGTATTCTCTTTCACGACGGATTCTTTCATCATTCAGAGCCTTTTTCAGCTTATTCAGCGCTGCCTTATCTGCTTTGGCCTCCTTAATCTGATCATCGGTATAAACCAGTGTTTCGTAGTGTGATACTTTTTCGGTCAGCTCCCGTTTTAATTCTTCATAGTTGAAAAGAATCTTTTCCGGCAGCTGATACTCATGCATTTTCAGTTCCATTTTTCTGTGCTCCTTGTCTTATTTTTATAATTCCGGCAGAATAAGTGCCGGTCTTTTTCTTTCCTGTACCTGTTTCCAGAAATCCCGTTCTGCAGATTCCAGATATCGAATGTCAGTTTCTACATCCGCCCGCTCTATTTTGTAGTGTTTAGTATGAAGAAAAACATTTTCGCCAAAGTCGTATTTCAACTGAGCCTTCAGAACAACGAAATCAAATTCCGTTACCATCAGGTAGTGCAAAATCTGGATATAATAGTTGTCCGGGATGCGGCCATCCCATTTTCTCTTCTGCCCGGGATGCTGGATCTGCGTTGTTTTGCATTCCCATACGCCCCGGCGGCCGTCCTGATCTGTCAGCCAGCCATCCAGAGACGCATGCGCAAACGGGTATTTATCATTGAAAAACATATTGTTATCCACGTACTCAACCTGATATTCCGGGAAATCCAGTTTGAACATCTCCCGAAGATACTGCTCCGCCTCAGTCCCGTACTTAACATACGGCTTATTAGAAATATCTTCCGGAACCACCTGCCCGGTCTTGATCTGCCACAGCTCAACGTTGCTTTTATAGGGATTCATCCCGACAATCGCCGCCGCATCTGACCCACCGATCCGTTCCCGGTGCTTCAGCCATTCTTCATGGCTTTTCAGTCTGATCATCTGAACCATTGATCATTATTCCTCACTTTCGTATTTTGATATTTTATTTCAGCGATCCGCTCCGGACCCACGCCGCAAATACCTCGTCCCGGCGCTCCTCTTCCCGCTCTGCCTGCTCCTCGCGGCAGGCATCGACATAATCGCCGATTTTCTTACCAGCGAGCGCAAGAAGAAACATTCCGGCTCCCAGGGCGGCGCGGCCCCACAGATCCGAATCCACGCCGCCGATGTAAATCCATGTACCAACCGCGCCGATTACCAGTGCTGTTTTATCTGATGCTTTCATTTCTGCGTCCTTTCATACCCGATCGACTCCACCGCGGCTTCCACACGCTGGCGGACGATCTCTTTTATTTTTTCTTCTCCGAGTTCCTCTGCTGTATACTGCTGTCCTCCGATCGTGATCCGAGTAACAACCATGATTTCTTTCATAAGGCATCACCTCTTCCTTATCTCCTTATCGTATGCAACCCGGCTCTGTAATGATTTTCTATTGATTCATAATCATTTTTGAGCTATTATGTAGTTGCAAATTGTTTTTGTATTGCGTCCCGCGGGAACTGGTCCTTCCTGTGGGACTTTTGCTAAAGACATCATTGACACGAAAGGATAAACAATACTGTCTTATATTGGAATATCCTCTGAAGTTACCGCTTACAAGATATGCAATGTCCTATTTACCTTCATCTGGTGGATACTCGGAATTCTTGTTGTTTATTTCAAACCCCAACTCCAAGATTTCGTTATCAAACTGGTGCGAAATCTTTAAAATGAATTTTGACAATATAACAAGCCCTTTTGCATTCCCGGCCTCTGCTATTTTCGTCTGTGAAGATAGCAGATTTTTTATTACCTGTTCTCTTATGAATGAACCATAATTCATTTTCAAACAAATTCCTTTCTTTTGCGCTACAGAAGGTACTTTGCATCAACATCAAGTGCCGCCGCGATGCGGACTAAATCACTTACTTTAATCAGCTTCCGTCCGTTAAGCATATCGCTCAGCCCGTGTGCGCTATATCCGGCCTTTTCAGAAACATGTACCTGCTTCAGCCCTTTTTCAGCGATGATCCGTGCAATGTTCTCCGCTGCCTGACTGTTACACTCCGCTATCGTCATCGCTCATCCCTCCCACAAATTTATTCACGAAGTAGATCTGTGCCTTCCCGGTTGCCTTCGGCGTTCTGGTTACGATGTTGCAACCGTTTCCGTCAATGTGCGTACTCTCTTTGATCTCGAACAAGCCCATGTTCATCGACTTCTGCGTCGGCATGTTCCAGTCGGAACCTTTTCTTTTGATCAGGTATCCATGGTTTCTCAGATACTCGAAGAGACGCTTCTGCCCAATATCAACGCCGTTCTGGCGCAAGAGCTTGGCCAGATCCCCGATCAGGATGGAGCTGGTGCTTGCACTCACCGCATCCGCGAAGATCGCCTTCGGCTTCATGCGCTCGACATCTTCCAGCAGACCGGCGTTGCTCTCTTTCAGCTTCTCGATCTTCTGATCTGCCATTTTCAAGGCGCGGGCAAAGATCTGCTCCGGAGTGTTCCAGGCTTTCTCCAGATCGATGAAGTACTGACGATACTGCTTACCTTTCTCGGATCGCTGGATCATGCAGATCTGTTTTGCCATGTCTACGGAAATCTGATAGTCATTGTATGTTGCTACTGGATTTTTGGGATTATTGGTTGCTCTTTTTTGAGCCACCAATATAAAATCTTGATTTTCTTCGAATCCGTATGCTGCCATACGAGGGAACCAATCCTTAAAAGCTGTCTTGATTTCCAACCCCTCATACAACTCTCTTGCCGACACAGTCGGCTGTTCTGTTTCGTAGTTAATTTTTAATAATTCGTTCATTGCTCCTCCTTTTCTTCTGTTGCAAACAAGTAATCCAGTGATTTATCTGGAAATGCTTGATTCTTAATCTCTACACATTCTTTTAAAGATAAACTGCTTTTTCCGTTTAATTTAAAAGATAATGTAGTGGGCGTTATCCCCAAAATTTCGGCAATTCTGTTTTGCGTAATTTTATATCTTGCCATTTCCGCTTCCAGATTTGGAAACATTTTTTTACCTCCTTTTCTCGATTTTTCGTGATTGCTCTTTTAGTATAATCGAATTTTCGAGAATGTCAATACTGATTTTCGATTTTTCGAGAAATATTTTTTGAATTTTGCTATGAAATATTGATTTTTCGAGAATTGCATGGTATTATCAGCTCATATAAAGAAAGGAGCATTTCGGAATGAATGAACTTGAATCCAATGTAAAATCTCTTATTATAGAAAAGTATGGAAGTATGAAAAAATTTTGTGAAACAGTAGATATGCCTTGGACAACTTTAGATAGCATTTTAAAGAGAGGAATTGCAAATTCTAACATAACAAATGTGCTAAAAATAACACGTGAATTAGGTATTGATGCAGAAAAATTGGTCGAAGGACAAATTTCATATGTAGATAATAAGCCAATTACTCTTGCTGCTCACTTTGACGGTAATGAATATACCGAGTCTGAGATAGATGAAATACTCCAATTCGCCGAATTTGTAAAAAACAAACGGAAGTAATTCTTCTATATGCTCACACAGGAGGTGTTTTTGTGAATACATATGAAAAATTACAAAATGAAGCTTGCAATGACGGTATAGATGTAATCAGCTATTCTTTCAATTCGCAAAAAATAAAAGGATTATATTGTGACGGAACAATTGCCATTAGTTCTGGAATCAAAACTGATATTGAAAGAGCCTGCATTTTGGCCGAGGAACTCGGGCATCACTATACAACCTATGGAAATATCGCGAATCAAAAAGATACCCAGAATCGAAAACAGGAGTTACGTGCAAGGCTTTACGGCTATGATATGCAGATCGGTTTGATCGGCATCGTAGAATGCTACAAGCACCATTGCCGTTCACTCTATGAGATGGCAGAATATCTGCAAGTAACTGAGGAATATCTAAAAGAAGCTCTGGAATGCTACAGCAAAAAATACGGAGAAAATCTTGTTACAATAGACAATTATGCGATCCGCTTTGTTCCGTCCTTACAAGTAACTGAATTTTGGAAATGATTTTTTCTTTCAAAGTGTAATTTTTTTAATTCTCAAACGTATTTATATGGGATGTTTTACCTAATATATGTTGAGGGGTGGTGCCTATGATTTTCCCGTAGCAATACAAATATAAAATATAATATAAAGCAAACGAGGAAAAGCATATGAAGTTTTTTATGTTTCTAATCATCATAACAATTATTCTCTGTATTCTTAACGAAATATGGCCGTATCTTTTAGGCATAGCTGCCTTTATCCTCGGAACATATCTTCTTTGGAAACTTTATGAACATTGTTATTTTAACAGTCAGAATTTTAAAGCTATCAAACAGCGAATCGCTACATACGCCAAAAGCTGCAATGAATTGAACGAGCATATTGAGAGTCTCAAAGACACAACTTTGATCTCAAATAAAGTAGACTATGGCGATGCTACTTACCATGATTCCAGCAAGTGGAATTATCAAAGAAAATACTTGAAAGACCAGAAATATGAGCCAAATGTTCATCAATGTTCTCGTTCTGTCTGTGACAACGCCCGGAAGAAACCTTTCGAGTATGTTTGTAAGTATTTTGGAATAAAGGCAAACGAAGAAACGCTGTCCAATTTCGAAACAATTTTAAATAATTTCGAGGCTGCCGAAGAAGGTAAACAGAATCTTAAAGCGGAAAAAGATAGTATCTTTAAAAGCATCGAAACAGAAATTCCTTTTCTTATTCGCACCATAGGAAAAAGAAAATTGGAAAAGAATCTCGGATTCAAACCGATAGATATGAGTACTGCATATTTCCCGAAATATATTTTTGAATATGTTAGTTCGGGTGGTAATGCTTCTACTCAGTGTGAAGTGGTAATGAATATTGAAAATCTAAATAAATTCATCCAGTTCTTATCTGAAAAGATAAAATTTAGCAAAAGTGTGGCCGGACAACGTGCTCTCATGACAAGTAAACTTCGTCAGCATATTAAAGAACGTGATAAATTCACCTGCAAACAATGTGGTATCTCTGTTGCGCAGGAACCTCATTTATTGCTTGAAATTGATCACATTATTCCTGTATCAAAAGGTGGATTGACTGTTGAAGATAATCTTCAAACATTATGTTGGCGTTGTAATCGCAGCAAGGGATCTAAAGTAGCACCAGAATCCTAAATGCGATAAAAATATAAAAAAGGAGAATGTCTATGAAAAAAGGGTATCAAGCCGTGGCATCTTGCCATTGCACAAATCGTTTATTGTAGACTTCGGTATTCCAGTCAGCAACGACACTTGGCGATACGATAATTTTTTACTGTAAATGATATCTGCTATTAATATTTTCATGATGCCGATAGTATTTGCAGTCTTTTCAAAATTTATACTTACAGGGGGATCTTTATGAGATTCTTAGATATCTTCAGATCATCAAAAATAAAAGCTGAAAACGAACAATTACATCAGCAGATCAAAGAAATGCAAGACAAAATGGATTCTCTCGGAATTACTGAATACATTCAGGCTTCTGAAAAAATTCGTTCCGAGAAAGAAGAGCTTGACCACTATGTTGAACAAAAGGACAAAGAAATTGCGGATGATAATACCACGATCAGTAAATTACAGGAGGAAATCACCTCTGTTTCCGAAAAATTGGAAAAGCTGACCAAGCAAGCGAAAACCATCGAGCGCAAACTGGCTCGATCAAAAGAATTATATCTCAGCGTCGATCATGCTATTCAAAATTTCTTTGAATCCGACGTACCTTATAGCGGTTGTAAACTCTCACAAAGGGATTTTGACGATTATGAGCTCATTTCTCCTTCTGTTACCCTGAAGCTTCACTGTATGGATGTAAAAGACCTGAGAAAAGCTTACCGAGAAAATGAAAAGCAGATAGACAAACTGCTTTCTCAATATTCTTCCAGATATACTACGAAGGCAAACAAATCCATTTACAGCCTTATGGTCATCGCTTTACGTGCTGAACTTCAGAACATTCTTTATAACCTTAAATATGAAAAGCTGGAAAAGTCCATTGAAGATGTAAAAAATGTAAGCGCAAAATATCTGAAAATTGCAGGTGAAGGAAACCAGAGCATCGCAGGCACTTTAACAAAATTTATCGGTGAAATAGAGTATTTGTTTATCAACGCTGTGAAAATTGAGTATAACTACTACGTAAAGAAAGAGCAGTCCCGTCAGGAACAGCTGGCTATTCGTGAACAGATGCGACAAGAAGCTCAGGAAAGAAAAGCTCTGGAAGCAGAAAAGAAGAAAGTAGAAAAAGAAGAATCAAAATATATTACAGAAATTGAAAAGTTGAAAAATCAGTTGGAGTCTGCAAGTACAGCTGAAACCGAAAAGCTGAATTCTCGTATTCTCGAACTGCAGGCTCAGCTTTCTCAGGTCATTGTAAAGAAAGAAGAAATTTCCAACCTTGCAAATGGCAAAGCCGGCAACGTATACGTAATCAGCAATCTTGGATCCTTTGGAGAAAATGTTTTCAAAATCGGCATGACAAGAAGATTAAATCCGCAAGACCGAATCGACGAACTCGGAAATGCTTCCGTTCCGTTTAGATTTGATGTACATAGCTTTATTTTCTCTGATGATGCTGTGGGACTGGAAAATCGTTTGCACACGGTCTTAAACAATAAGAGAGTCAATAAAGTAAACATGAGGAAAGAATTTTTCAATGTTTCTATTGATGAGCTGGAGAAAATAGTGACCGACATCGATCCGACTGCAGAATTCAATCGAACAATGGCTGCTGAAGAATATCGTCAATCGTTGTCTACTACTGAAAATTATTCCAGTGATTACATTTTATCTGATTCCGATGATGAAGACGATTGATAGACATAACTAAAAAACCGCCCCGGTGCGCCAACACCAGGGCAGCTCAGTAACATTCCGAAGAATGATACCAGTTCGACAAAACATATTGTATCATCTTCGGAAACGTCAGACAAGCAGAACGTTTGTTTTGGCGTTTTTTCTTATATTCAAAATTGAAAACTTAAAGAAGGTGATATTATGTCAGCACTTAAAAATGGTGCTCTCTACATCCGCGTCAGCACCGCGGATCAGACCGAACTCTCTCCGGATGCGCAGCAGCGTCTGCTCCTGGACTACGCGAAGAAGAACGGGATTGTCATCGCAAAAGAGTTTATCTTTGAGGAGTCTGTTTCCGGCCGGCATGCCGACCGGCGGCCAAAATTTCAGGAGATGATCGCCCTCGCAAAGCAGGATTCTCACCCGATCGACGTGATTCTGGTCTGGAAATACAGCCGGTTTGCCCGTAATCAGGAGGAATCCATTGTTTACAAGTCGCTCCTCAAGAAAAACAACATTGATGTAATCAGCATCTCCGAACCGCTGATCGACGGTCCGTTCGGTACGCTGATCGAGCGTATTATCGAGTGGATGGACGAATACTACTCGATCCGTCTATCCGGTGAAGTCCTGCGCGGCATGAAGGAAAAGGCCCTGCAGCACGGCTACCAGACAACGCCATGTCTTGGATACCAGGCGGCAGGCGACGGCAAACCGTTTGTGATCGATGAAGCGGAATACCAGATTGTCAAATACATCATGGATCAGTACGACTTCGAACATCTTGACCCGACAGCAATTGCCCGCAGATGCAATGACCTCGGATACCGCACCAGACGCGGAAATCTCATGGAGCGCCGCTCGATCGAACGTGTACTGCGTAATCCTTTCTACGCTGGTACTGTGATCTGGAATGGCATCTCCTTCGACGGTACCCACGAGACGCGGCTGGATCCCGCACGCTATCAGGATCGCATCAAACGCATGGATGCCCGCAGACGCTCTCCTAAGAGCCGCAACCCATCAACCTGCCGCCACTGGCTCTCCGGTCTCTTAAAGTGTCCAATTTGCGGCGCTACGATGACGGTAACAGCCGGAAACACATCTTGTCCGTACTTTCAATGCTGGAAATACGCAAAAGGTTTCCATAAAGGCTCCAATTCAATCACCGTTGCCAAGGCTGAGCGAACCGTCTACCGCTACTTCGATGATATTCTTGCCGGCGCAGACTTCTCCTTCGCAGTCCGCGATCGAAAACAGGAGCAAGAAGACGATGAGACCATCCAGCGGCTGCAACAGGCCCTGGAGCATCTGGCTGCCCGTGAGTCCCGTGTGAAAATGGCTTTCGAAAATGGGATTGATACGCTGGAAGAATACGGCGCAAACAAAAAAAGGCTCGCCGAAGAACGACAGAGCCTGCAGGAAGAACTGGACCGCGTTCTTACGCCCGCCGCCCCGCCGGAAACAATCTCGAAAGAAGATTTCCGAAAAGAGATAAAAAACATCAATGATATTCTGAAAAATCCAGAGGAACCAGCCGAGAAAAAAGGACTTCTGCTCCGCTCCATCGTGGATCGTATCGTCTATGAAAAGGCTTCCGGAACCATGTATTTCGACTTTTTCGTCTCCTGATTTTTTTCCGAAAGTCCGCAAACCCGCATAAACACTGGATTTTTCCGTATCATCTGGTACGGAACTCCGGGCCACCGTACTGACTCATGATAATTTGGGCGATTTTGGGGTTTGGTGTCGTAATGTTTACAGGATACTCGAGGCGTTTTTCATAATTCCACATCCGTCAGCACCCTC